TACTGTGAATATTATCTGAAAACTGGTGATTGGATTTCCATGTTTTCGGGTCAAGATGAAGAACACAAAGTGGTTCCTAGATGTGTGGCGATGGCTTATTACTCTGACGGAACTCCTAAGAGGTCTGAGGGGGTATTCTATCCAGATATTGCCGCAGTGTGGACAAAAAATATGAGCGAAACAGAATTTGGAACATCACAAGAATATATTCCTAAAATCAAAAAAACTGTTGCAATGACAGACAAGCAATTTATGGGAGAAGTATAACATGGCAGAACATAATGTAGTTGAAACTCTTGAGATGGTTGACAAAGCCAAAACAAGAGATGAGAAAAGAGAAATCCTCACAGAAAGAGATAACTATGCAACTCGAGCATTGTTGCAATTAAATTTTCATCCAGATGTGTCGTGGCACATTCCAAAAGGAACTCCACCTTATACACCAAGTCAAGTCGCGGATTCTACTGAAGGTTCTATTCATTTTGAAGTGAAAAAATTGAACTATTATGTTAAAGGTGGTGGTCACAATCTTTCGATGTTGAAGAGAGAATCGATGTATGTTCAACTGTTAGAAAGAGTTGATCCAGAAGATGCTAAGTTACTGATAGCTGTCAAAGACCAAAATTTGTCTTACAAGGGGTTATCATATAAATTGGTCAGAGATGTTTGGCCAGATTTACTACCAGAAGTTGAAGAAACAGAGGTAGTTGAGGCGGTAGTTGAAACGAAACCAAAGAAGAAATCTAAGAAAAAAGTAGTTGTTGAAGAGTAGAAATACCTAAATATAACTACAGTTTGGTTGAGATTGATATATTATGTATTTTTAGTGAACTGATTGAATAACCAAAAAAAGGTACAAGTATGGTAAAAATAGTAAGGGTGTTCCTTGCTTTATTTGCTACACTATGGTATACTACTTCACAACTTAATAGTTCGGCACCATTTTACATGGATGATGTTTCGACACCATCGTCAATGTCAGTAATTGAAAATGTGGGCGACACGGATTATTACCAAACCCCCGAATCGATAATTAAATATTCTATGGCAGATTTAGATTGTTTGTCAAAAAATATTTATTTTGAAGCGGGAGTGGAGAGTACAGCAGGAAGACTCGCAGTAGCAAACGTTACGATTAATCGTAAACTCAACGAGAGATATCCTAATACCATTTGTGGTGTAGTGCAAGAAGGCATTCATTATTATAATGCTGAGTTAAATGATCGTGTTCCAGTGAGAGATAGATGTCAGTTTTCGTGGTATTGTGATGGTCGGTTGGATATTCCAAATGAAGGTAGAACTTGGAGATCCGCACAAGAACTCGCAGTAATAGTACTAGAAAGTCACTATGATGAAGAACTCATAGATATAACAGATGGTGCTACTCATTATCACGCAAATTGGATGAAAAAATATCCATATTGGAGTAAAACTAAAAGAGTGATGGCTTCCATAGACAGACATATATTCTATGGAAATAAAAGATAACTCTAATGAAGATTTGACTTGACAAACCTCTCACTTTTCTGTATAATAGTACATGAAGAGTGAGAAAAGTTTAATTCTAATAGAGATTGATTATGAAAAAATTACTACTGACAATAAGTTTTTTGACGTTACTAAGTTCTGCTTTGATGGCGAAAACCGAAACCATTACAGAAGAAGTCTGTAAATCTCCTTCTGGTTGTCGTATAGAAATGACCTCTGGTTCTTGCATAGATTGTGTTATTATAACAAGAACAATTGTGACAAAAGATATTGTGAATTCATCAGTAAAATACAAAATCAAGAAAAAGATTAAGGTTGCTCTAACAGCACCTAAATCATATTACAAGTATGGATATCCTACAACTGCTGGGATGAATCTATTGACATCTACTATTCATAGGTAAGATGAAACTATATATTATATAAACAAGAATTGAATAAAGAAAGGTGATATGCCCTATTATGATTACAAGTGTTCCGCATGCGAACATATATTTGAAGAAAATTATAAAATAGTTGATAGAAATAAACCAACAGAAGAACCTTGTCCAAAATGTTCTGAGAGTGAAGTGAAACACATATTCGGCACAGCTCATATCGGAGATCCGTGGTTCCATGGCGGTAGAAAAGTTGATGACGGATTTAGAGACCGATTGGGAGAAATCAAAAAATTACATCCAAGAAATACTATTGATATACGATAATTTATGAAAAAATTTAATTATGACCTTTTTGACAATCGAAAAGACCTCATCGAACAAGACAACTCAGGTAAAAATGGAAGAATGTATCATGCTCCAAAAGGTACATATCCATCTATTACAAATCTTCTTTACGAAATAGTTTCAAAAGCAGGAATACAAGCTTGGAAAAATAGAGTTGGCCACGAAGCAGCACAGAAGATTTCTACCAAAGCTTCTATGCGTGGAACTAAGATACACAACGTAATAGAAAAATATATGCTCGGTGACGAGGATTATCTACAAGGAGTCGCACCAGAACATATTGAACTGGTCAAACTCGCTATACCTCAAATCGATGAGAGAATAGATAACATTCGTGGTATTGAGTTACCTCTTTGGTCTGATGGATTGAGAACAGCAGGAACAACAGATTTGATTGCTGAATACGAAGGTGAACTAGCAGTCATAGATTGGAAGACCGCTACTTACATCAAGAAAGAAGAATACATTCAATCTTACATTCTTCAAGGAACTGCTTATGCTAGAATGATATACGAAATGTATGGTGTCATTCCAAAGAAAGTGGTTCTCTGTACGTTGATAAGATTTGATGGAACCAAATACAACCCATTGATGGATACTGATATTCTAGTCGATTGGAAAGTGTTTAATCCCCTAGATTACATACACAAACTAAAAGAAGTATGTGACGCCTACCACTTTAAAATGTCTTGACATTTCGTTCTTATAGTGTTATGATATAAATATCACAAAGAACATACAGAATTTGTTTGATGACCCAAAAGGATAGTTAAGTAAGACGCGAGTTCGATTCTCGCCAGCTCCACCATACACACAACGAATTGGGGCTGACATGGATTTCGATTGCTAATGAAAGTATTGGAGAGAACAAATCGGGTGATTGACTACAATCAACTAAATTAGATGCAAACTTTTTCGCAGCTAATAATTCAGATTATTCCCCAGCGCGGGTTGCTCTAGCGGCATAATTAATCTGTAGGGTTTGGGGGATCGCCTCGTAACAGAAGATTCCCCGATTCACATAACACACATAATCGTGTGTTATTAACACACACACAGACACACACATAAAGGAAACATATGTCAAATCCATATGAATTAAGATTTAGACTTTTAGAGATGGCACAGGGTTATCTCCAAGATGAGTATAGTAGAAAAGAAAACGTTGCAATGGATGCATGGAATTTTGCACAAGAACAAGGCGATGCAACTACGAGGTTACGAAAAGACCTTCAGCCAGAATCTTATACCATTGAGGATATTAAGAAGAAGGCAACTGAACTCTACGAATTTGTAGAGAATAAGTAACAAATAAAATTGGGGAGTCAGTTATCTCCCCATACGGATAACGAATCATGGCTAATAAGGTACATATAAAAATGGGAGATGATAAAATTGATACTCCCGAAGAAATGGTCGAAGACCTAAAAAATAAATTATGGGAGAGTAATCCAATGGAAGCGTTACGTTATGAGAAGATTGAAACAAGAAAGAAACTGAACTGGTGGTCAAGATTTACACTGTCACTGATTATAGTTCTTACTTTTTTGTTTTTAATATGGTTGTTATTTTTTGGTTCGTTACCAGCAGAATCTCGCGATCTGGTAAATATCATGGTGGGGGCGTACGTCGCGGTCTTAGCAAAAGCCACGGATTATTGGTTCAAAGATAAAGATGATCCAGAACAAAAAGAAGGTGAAGCGGTGAAGAAGATGAATGAATCGATTTAACTTGACAATGAAACTACAATTTGTTATAATCATATATTATGGAGTTACAATATGACAGAATTACTGAATATGTTTACAAGTGAAAGATACAACGATGAAATCAATTCAATTGTTGAAACGACAAAGATGAGTTATCTTGATGCTATAATGTATCATGCTGATGAAAATGGTCTTGAGTCGGAAACGGTTGCTGGTTTGATTAATGTAAAAACCAAAAACAAACTAAGGGAAGAAGCAGAGACCTTGCATTTTATGCCAAAGACCTCTAAACTTCCTATATGATACCAAAAGTGCGACCCTTTGAAGTGTACCAAAAATACCTCTCGTTGAAACAACACTTCAACAGAACGAGCTACGATTACTTCAAGTTCAACGGTAAGGTGCGAGCAAATGAATCCTCTTTCGATAAGAGAAGAGATAAACATCACTTTGTTCGACTATCAAAAATTTATAGAGAAGAAGATCTCACTAAGTTTCTTGTATCCAATTTTGTGAAGACAAGGGATTTGTGGGTAGGTAATGTAACCTCTCCTGAAGGTAGAGATAACTATATTGCTTGGAAGGCAAAGATACAAAGTCTTCCTTATGTATTTGAGAATGAGATTGGTTCTTTGTTTGAAGAAAACAAAAGTTTCAATTCCATTTTCGATGTGGTGGATGGTCAACATCCTCCAATGCTTCACCATGTGTTTGGTGAAGATGTTTCAGTAGAATCTTTTATTGTTCTAGATTCAATACTGAATTTTTCCTCAGCGTTCAATGAGAAAATTGAGGAATCGGTCATTTGGCCGGAACTATATAGTATGTGTAATAATTATGCTCCTTTTTTGAAT